GCCCTAGGTTGTGTTTATCAATGTTCTATCTATCGATTACAACGTTTGATATGTAGCGTGGTGATTGAGTCTCTAACACTAGTAACTGTTTATTAGCTCCTGTCACATCAGTATATAACTTAGATTCAACGAGCTTCAATCCGCCCAGTCCGGACTGTACCGAATAAGGCACCGTTTCGATATTTAATGTGTATACGATCATACTAAAATCACTATACACCGCACTTATCGTTGAGCTGTATGTATGTTCGGTTGGCTTGTCAAATCTATACATGTGTTTGAAGCCGGGAACTCTCGGGTCTCCAAAATCTGATTGATCTGGTAACTCCGTTATATCGACCGTCAGAGCATTTAAGCCGTCATCTATGACACGGTCATTTACATATATATCTGAACCATCCGCTGGGTCGTATAATATTTGAGCTAAATTGAATCCGGTGCCGCTGACTGGTATGAATTTAGTGTTGATTTCTAACTCTAATTGATAACCGGAGAGTGAGTATCCAATCATTGATGATAGTGACAGTGTTTGTGTCTTTACTTCACCAGTAGTAGTTGGTATCAACTCGTCACCACCTTCAAGCCGGATCGTTCTGCTGACTACAGGGTCCTCCCAGACCTCACCTGGTTGAGTGTACTTCGTTACATTATCACCGTGATACACGCATGCGTCGATCAGTCTCATGTTGAGTTTATCGTATTTGAAGTTGTTCGTGAACACGGCATATATTTCATCGTGAACTCCTGACAGCATGCTACTGTAAGACACATTGTATGTGTCTGTCTTGTCGTTGTACTTGATAATAGGAGCATCAATTGACTCTACTACATATCCGGACAGCTCATCCGTAAGAGAGAATGAATTTATTGACTCCGGGTAGTCATTGTTAGGAAATGACTGTCGGTATTGTAGTGTTTTCAGATCTACTGTGTATATACGTGGATATACAACTGATCCAGACACTGATGTGAAACCAGTGACTAGTTGATGAGAATCTTCATTAAAGAACCAGCCTAGTGATTTTTCTAGATCATCTCCATTGTTGGTTCTCAGCAGAACATTTGTGGTGTTGTTAGGTAATAGTGTTGATGTGGTGTCATCGAAGTTTATTTTCTCTATCAATAAATGAGATGGCGTGGATATTAGTATATTATCATACAATACATCCATGTCAATAATATTACTGTTTGTTATATCATCGAGTATAACATCATGATCAGAACTGTCAAAAAATCCAAAATTTCTCAAGATGTTGCTCATAGTAACTTGGATTCGATCAATTTTACTACCATTGTAGCTTCTGAAAAACATCTCGCCAGGTATGTTGGTCTTCTGATCATATATGGTTGGCGTTGTGTCAATTTCAGTGTCTGGTACTGTGGAGTACTTTGTACGAGAAACGGTTAAATCTTGATCATAGTATGGAGCTTGATTGGTATCGTAGATATAATCACCAGCTTGGTTTTCACAAAATGTATCTGAAAATAAACTACCATCGATATTGGATCCATGTATTATCTCATTCTCGCTAGAACTTCCATCGAAACCTAGCTCCTCCCATTCCTCACTAAACCCAGGGTTAATATACTGTTCATATGAATCTTGCGTGTCACCTGTTAACGGATTGTGATTAGATATGTACAATCCGTCTAAAATCTCTTCGGATGGATCATTGAATGAATAGCTGTCTATCACCTCACACTTGAATGATGACGGGTCTATAACACCGCATGCGGTATCAGTGAATAGTCCTCCATATGCTTGAGAATCATATACTGGTGTCGCTTTGAATCCATGATATGTTATCGGTCTCAGCTCAACTATGTTAGAAGCTCGGCTTGGATCCGGATCCACTCCAACATAATAACTATTATGTTCTTCATATATAACCTCACCAAATTCATCAACACCTAACTTTCTCCGGAGGTCTCGAAAAGGTCGCGGCACCCGCGACTGTTCATATTTGTTATCAATACCTGGTGCACGACCACCTTCATATATATCATACTCAACTCCAGAGGCGTACATATCAGGACGCTCAGCCAGAGTGTCACCACCATCCAGTAACTGACAACCAACAACCGTTTCAAACTCATCATCACCAACCCCCGGGCCAAAGGCTAGCGGTGACCTGGGTTTTTGAATTGTTTTGTAAAGCGCGTACTCGTTACCATGTATATCTGTCCTCCATTTGTATAGTGTTCGGTCTCCTATTATAAGTGTGTCTATACGCTTATCTAGATTGTATACATTGGGTCCTTCCTCTGGAAATATATCACTTTGTGACCATTTAGATTTCCGCGTACCGGTGAAGAAATCTAGATCATCAGTCGATCTACTCAGCCCTACTTGAGGTACTATTGTTATTTCATCTGTAGATGTGTATCCGGAAAATTTAGCTAAATTTTTTGATTTAACAATATCACCAAACAAACGCCCATTAGAATTATCAGCCTTGAGCCAAGTTATATCCTCTTCATGTCTGACAGGCAATCCGGTCACTCCTGAGAACACACTATTACCAAATCTACTAGTGTCAGGTAATAGTTCCGGTGATTCATTGCTCAGATATATCGGTTGAGGTGACTTGCTGTAAAATGTTAATAGCTTTTGCTTACTAGGCACATTATAACCACCAATCTCCTCTATTGTCTTGTAACTGTCACTACTCTCCGGGGTGCTATTAATCACCGGGTGATATCTGTTGTATATGTTCCTCCATGGTTTTGTTACATCTGATAATTTAGTCACATTACCACCGGATAACTGCATCACATCAGCTCCTAGTATAGTGTTGACATAATCAGGTATTTTTATATCATTTAAATTGTCCTCAGTTTTGATGTAGTTGAAAAATTCACTGTGATTTAAACTCTCGAGAGTTTTTGATGATTCTACCTGTAGTGTCGATTGGTTTGTTAGTATGATGTTGATACTGTCTGATATCTTTAAAACAGGCGCGCATTCCTCCAGGGTGTTTGCAATTATACTATCAATACCAGCAAACGTCTCGATACTGATAGGGATAATATCATCCTTAAAGTAAGACTGTGACAGATCATACAACTCAACCAGCTTCACGTTATAATCAATTGCTTCGGATTCATGAGTACCAGCGTCAATATTCCCGGATCGGAGATTATGTAAACTTGGTGCGACAATTTGATGTGTTATCTCACCGGCTACAGATCTCTCGATACCCTCAATTGATCCACTAGATGACCTTCTGACTTTTTGCTGTTTGATGATATCACGCTCTCTTGCATAATACAATGTTATCTGTTTTATCTTAGCTGCAAAGAAAGGTAGTGCTGATTCCACATGTCTCGGGTCTTTATAGTTGATATTCGCCAGAAAGCGCTTTTCTTCATCAGTTGTGTAATTTAAAGCTATATCCTTGATTAACGTACGGTACTGACTTGTTATGATACTAGTCGTATCACGCTCAACCTGCTTGATACTGGCCCACTCACGTAGATATGAGTTATAATGAAAGGTCAGATCATTGCTACCGGAGGTTTGTTTGGATATTCTGGAGAGCCACTCAATATATGTTAAAGGTTGATACTTGTCATCTAGATCACTACTAGTGTAATCACTAACACTACCGACAATACTATTTATCGGAGTGTAATCCTTGGTCACATCTATATCAACACTCATTCGTTATTACTTAGTGAATTGTTCCATGTATTAATACTATCCATTCCGTCAAATAACTTCAATCCTTGCCTCAACTGTCGTTCCAATATTATCTCCATCAATCCGTTAGGTTTTGACCACTCGTTATACGATGATAATGAGTGATCCAACGTGTTATTACTAGCCTTCCAATCTATCACACTCGACTTGTACTCTACATCCGTATTACCGTCTGGTATATATTCATACATCGAGTAATACTGCCATACATTTCCATCTTCAGGAAAACTCAAGCCCCAACCAAGCGGGTCAATCTGCTGGTGTGAGCTCAATGATATGTTGATATTATATGATGTAACTCCATCAAATTCAGTTGAGTAGTGATCCACATCATCGATGTACTTCACAACAATCGCTCCGGACTTGCTTGGATTGTTCACGCTCTGATAATACAATGTACTAGGGATAGGACCGAATATAGGATCATCGTCAGTTTTTAATACCATTTGACCGTACTCTGATCCTTGATTAGATACATACCCATCCAGTCGAGTTGCAGATGGACCAGGAGTGGTTGTTATTTCTATAGGATCACCAGGAGAATCAATATTAAACCTATATGTACGGTTTCTAAATAATGTCAATGTAGGGTTAGCGCTTGGAGTTCCCATTAATGTTACCAACCCATCATCATCTATGTCGAATATACCATGTTGGTATGATTGATCTGTGACATATTCATTCAACCATCTTTGATTCGGGTCAGTTACTGTTATGTGGTTATCCTCTGTTCGTAGATCAAAAACTCTGTTGTCCTTCCAGTTCACCATCATAGGTGTTATCAGTGTATACTTGTTAGTATGTTCTTCTCGGAAAACTATCTTCTTTCCGGCAGTCAACTGTAGGTTTTGAACAAGTTTGATTATGATCGATTGATTGTCATATTGCTCTTTTCGCCACTCACTTGACTTGCCGCGGAAGATTCGATCGTAATCCTCAGCATGCCGCGCACGGACATATCCGTCTGGCCAATGCTTCCAGAAAGTATTGGATTGGGAGTGATTCACGGGTGTGATCCCAGGACTTACACTGGATCTACTCTCATAATACTCTCCTTCATAATACACATAATCTCCAGTCATATAACCGGCGGTTGGATCATATTCAAATATAAACAACAACTCAGATCCTAGATTGACTCCTACTGTCTCTTGACTCCAGTTACCGTATTTCTCAAAATCGTTTTGATATGACACCTGGGTGCCTCTAAGCTTGCTAAAGTTGATTGATAGTATATCGACCAGTCTAGATATTTCAGTGGGTAAGTTGGTCGTTATATCAGACAACTTATAATTGACCATTGATGCTAAATTATGCAGAGCGTCTACAGTACATACATCAATATCACTGTGATTGTCCATGTAATTAGCGATTCTCTCGTAAACTCTTTTACCCAAACTCACTGGTGAACTGCCGTTAGTACCAAAGACTGTATTGAGAAATTCATCATAAAATATTCTCTTATCCTTGAGTGATGGCTGTTGTATGTAACCTCGGATCACACCAGCGAAGTCAATATCCTCATTTGTCTTGGATATATCATATATACCTGATTGAGGTATCAATTGAAACTCATCACTAGCTCCAGTTATGGCTATAAATCCAGTCGTCTCGTCACTAGATACAACTCTAGTATCATACTTGTTTATCCATCGCCATCCTGTCCAGTCTCCACCTGCTCTGATCTCTTGCTCTAGACCTACAGCACTAACACCCGGGTTGCCATGAGACAACCGGAATTTGACATCACCCATGCCTCCTGAGAGGTATGAATTGTATAGAGATTGTGCCTCTAGTCTCTTTTCAGCGTCTGTACCATTCAAGCTTGTGTTGTTTGTAACAAATACATCTATCTGTTCGTCTGTTAAATAGGATGATGGTAGTAAAAAATCTCCGGAAGTCGCTTTGGTATCACTCGAGACACTGGTCATCCAGCTGAAGTTTTCATAAGGTATTTGAGAATTAGTGATATCAATGAAGGCACTCACTGGTGGGGTGTCTGAATTCATTGAGTATAGTTTCTTGTCAGCGTTGTTAATTACTAGTAAATTATTTGCAGTATCACACGATATTCCTTCAATTGCGCTTCTTCTGTTAGCGTCATCTCTCCGGTCATACAGTTGTGCGGACAATTCATGGTATCTCGTGTCTTCATAAGCGCTGCCTACTGCTATCGTAGTATCAATAACACCATCAATAACGTTATACCTAGAACAGAATCTACGACCCCATGAGAACCATATGTTGTTGTTATTATCAGGTATCACATGAGTTGCGTTGTTGATTATATCAAATGTATCAGTCGGTCTTGTGTTGATGACTGGTTTTTTGATAGTCTCAACAATCAATCTATTAACAGAATAGTTATTGTCAATCATCAACAAATTAGGAGTGTTAGACGATACATATAATGTTAAAGTGTCAGTGTCGTCACCAGATACTGTGTCGGTGTATATGTCACCGGTACCAGTGAAGATGGATGGATCTGAACTTAGAGGTATATTCTCTTCCGACGTGAGTATGTGCCGGAGCCTGTGAGGATGTTGACCTCTGTTATAATATAAATTTTTGAAGATATATGTATTGCCTTCGTATAATGTTAGCTTTGGATTTATGGTAGTTTCACCGAAATCCTCAATTATCAATCCATTAGGTATGTAATCATTACTACCACTTGGATCCCATATCTCATCCATCAACACTTCATACTCTACGGTCTCATCAGCATACGGTAAAGGTGATTGCATGTCTTGATAACTGGTACCAGATAGAGAGCTTATTGCTAGACGGAATGTCAGTTCTTCATCAAATGAATATATTATACTTTTAGGAGGGCTCATATCAACACTACCGTCGTAATTTAGACCAGTAGATTCAGTTACAGCCCACACATGATCACTGACATCAACACATATATCACCGGTGAAATATCTATCCTCTCCAGGGAAATCATACTTATACTTGAAATTACCATCTGGATCAAAACGAGCCATGAAACTGCATAATGGATTGGTGTAAGTCACAATAACATCATTATTCTTACACGTCTCGACGGTTGTTGGGTTGAGGATATTCTCACCCTCTTCACCCGGGCGACCGTTCACAGCAGATATAGTATATGTAGCTATATTCGGGTCATTGTTGGATGTCGTAGTGCGGATACTCGCTAAATAGTTAACTTCAGGTGGAACAGCACAAGCAATTACGCTGTTGGTCTGACCGGATATTTTGATAGTCGACACAGTATCATAAAGAGTCACCCAGTAATCTAAGTTCTTATCCAAGCTAACACTACTAGGGCTATATCCATATGCATCATTATCAGCTGGATAGAAATTAGCACTCACATTTGGTAACAGTGAGTATATATCAATCTCAGCCCTAGCATTCAACCGACGACTGTACCGGAGGATCTTGTCTGTGTCACCGTCCACAATGATACACTCACCTGTAGGTTCAGTAGCGAACCCATACATGCCACTATTACCAGGTGACTGTGTTGTTATCGGTTGAGTGTAAGTTTGTGTATTGCCATCATCACCGTAACTATATTCTCTATAGTAAACTGGTTTGATCTGATGAAATATATCATTCGATGGATTGGTTAAAAAATAATACATCACCTCAGTATTAAAGTACAACGGAGGGTCAATTAATGTTGATGCGAACAATCGATACTTATTATCATTCGATATGACATCCCATTCTCCATCGATATTCATGAATGCATTGTACGAACCAGGTGTTCTCATCGGGAGATCGTAATCCTCTATATTCGTATCCAAACTTACAGAAGAATCATATCTAGAGGCAGGGGAGAGATATGCGTAATACTCTCTACCATCAACTGTTGTCCACAATCTAGGAGAACCTACACCATATATATAACTGTTCATTGGTGTCGTGAGTAATATCTCTCTTGTGACTGGTTCTAGCTGAGATGTCAATATAGTGACAACACGACCTGTTGGTTCAGGAGACTCATCTCTACTGCGCTCAGTAAGTAACAACCTTATGAATGAATCCTTACTCTGAGGGTATATTGCCCCAGCGTCCCATATCTTGAAATCTTCATCTGAAGATATAGGTTCAACCACTCTAGTGAATGTAGAGTCAGATCCAGACAGATATGTCTGTACAAAGCCTTGTGCTGTCAAAACATCAGTTGTTATGTCACCTCCTGAGAACGCAACACTAGGAGCAGTCCAATGACTACTCAACGGTACTATATCATCTGTCACCACTATATCACCACTAACACCTTGTGTTCTGATCGATAACGAGAATGGCGAGTTTAGGTATTTCGTGTTGTGTATATTGAAGCTTGGTATACCATTACTCGATATGTTGAGTTGTGTAGGACAGTTAAATTTGACTGTTATGGGCAATCCGACCTTTTGTGTTTCGTATATCTGAAAATAATCACTCTTTAACAGTTCATATGAATCTAACTCTCGATCGTAATGTGTCACAGGGAACTTGCTAGTATCAAAACCACAAAATAATATTATATCTTTATTCTCGTTATTAGGCTTAGAGTTAGGTACTGTGTACTTCTCGCCTAGGTTCTCATTCTTGAATGTTGATTGGCTGGATCCAGACTTGTTCTCCTGGCTAGCACTAGTTAACTTGTTGCTGTTATCATCTATGTAATTCACAACCGCACTACCACTAGTACCAGCAAAATAACCATCAGGATCAGTTGATGTGGTATGAATTATGTTGTTGTTAACTTTCTTGATATACACATGTGTGTTGTCAGTAGTTTGAGTACGCTCAATTGGTACTGTACTATCTTTAGATTCAACGAAACGCCATGTAGGATTCAAGTGCGCGTCAGCTGACGTTTGATACTGTTCTGGTGATAGTGGCCGTGAGTGACTAGCTTGTGAGTATAAATTGATATAATAACCTCCATCCGCGGAGACTACAGGCCATGATTGCCAACTATTGTATCTGTATATTGTTAGGTCATCACTAGGCACTCCGCACAAACATCTCTCAGGTAATCCAGAAGCAATAGTTGGCGTGTACCACACTAACGCGTCAGGTACGTAATTATATACCCTTATCGTTTGTGATCTGCGATTCTTGTGAGTAACACCATTCTGGTCTGTTATTATGGTGGTTATTTTGTATTCTCCAGGGAATTCGTACTGTTTAGATACTGAATAACCAGTCTCAAAGGTACCATCTCCCATGTCCCATATGAGCTTATCTATACTAGCTCCTATATTAGTACTATCGATCGCAGACAGTATTGGTGTGAATGTAAATTTAGTGGCTTCTAGGGTATAACCGGTTAACGGTTTTGTTCCAGTTGAAGTTTCACCTAATCCGTTGTCAGATGTAAAGGGTACTATTAGATCAGTAAAACTACTGAATTGTAACTCTTCATAAGTAGCCATTGTTAACTATCTATAACGACTTTCTTGAACAAATTAAATGCATCGTGTAGGTACGCGAACTTAAAGTATGGAAGTTTGATATTTTGATTTGTTATTGTTATGTCATTATCATATACCGGGTTCCATACACTTAGACTCAACCCAGGTACTGTTAGGTCTATGTCTGTTCTGGATGTTTCTATAGAATCAACTCCTGGGATCTCTAGGATTGATGACCCTAGTGTATTCACATCAATCAACTGACCTAAACTCATGTCAGTGTTCATGAAGTATGCTGCGATGGTGTCCGTTACTTCTTGTATGATTGCATCATTGTCCCTAAGGGAGACAGAAGATTTCTTGACTATCAATCTAGTGTTATCGGTTATACTAGGAGATAATGTCTCCGTGCTGGTCGTGACACCCAGGTTGACGGCTACATACACTGGATCAACCAGTATCACCTCATGAGATACCATTTTTTTCTTATTTATATCATTTGATATGAGTTCTTTAGAAGCTGGTGACAGGAAATTGGTCATGACGGTACTCGATGTGTTGGTGGTCATTTTGGGTACACCATAGATGTATATATTGTTGAAATGAGTTGATGTGGCGATGTTCAAGTGATTGTACATCACTCTACTCTCCATGTTAGGATATTGTATGCCTACATCTTCACTCAAGTACTTCATGTGACCGTCCATGAACGTCATGTTGTCTACAACATCTGATGATGTTAACATGTTACCATAGTTCTTCTCTACATATGTCTTAAACTCCGGAAGGGTCACTAATCTATCCTGACTTGACAGGTGCAGTGGCGCCTTTCTTTTGATCTCATCTACAGACTCACGTTGTTGAGGTATTGTGCTGGGTTGAGTGTTTGTGAATGATAGAGTTTCTATATTATCAAATGTTATGTACTTGATATTCTCAGGTTTAATGTCGTTCTTCAACGTATTAAATGTGTTGGTACCGTATAATGCGAGTGTCGTGTCGTCTAGAAAGTTTGCACCAACTTGCCCTCCTTCTCCTAAGGACTCTAAATAGTATACCCATACCTCATCACCGGGGTTCAATCGAGATCCTGTCACATTGTCTCCAAACTTTATTTCATATATTTCATTCTCATTAAATCTCTTCTCAAAAACTCTTTCGGTTGGCCCGTGAAGATATAGTGAAGTTGTTTCAGTGTATTGGTAAAATTTACCGGATTCGAAATCTTTGACATACACATGCACATGGAAGTGATCCACTTTAGTACCTTGTTCTGTTGTGGTCACAAATACAGTCTCGAAATCCTGACCGGTAGATTGTTGACCAGGTACTTCAACCCATTTACCCTGATATAACAGGTGCTTCTGTCCAATAACGGAGATAGCTTCATCAGATGATGTGTTCTTCGTGAAGGATATGTCGCTATCAGTTGAGAAGTATGTATCGTTTGAATTTATAAACGAGTATCTCGGTATTGTGTACGTCCCGGGTACTAGATCTTCTGAAGCGAAAGCATCAAAGCTGAGATTGCTGGTCTGGTATCCTATAGGATTGTAATTCAACATTTTAACTATACGATTGATATTTTCGTATATTGTTGTTTCGGTGAACATACTTTCTGTTGATGTTCTGTTGAGATAGAATAGTAGTGTGTGGAAACTGTACGCGATTACATCAATGAATGATGACATGTTACTGCCTCTGTATATCTGGTCAGTGAACGTGCCTTGCTCTGTTAATCGGTTGATGATAAAGTCTCTGAGACTTGTAGCATCAAAGGATGTGTAGGCTTTGTCTGGTAAGCTGTATTCTGTAAATTTATCGGTCATTTTAGCTGGTTGAGTTTGTCAAGAAATCGAATCCGGGTTGATTTAGGATTGCTTCATATGACTTCTCTATAATATTTAATGAGGGGATGGTGAGAACCAACTTTAAATCGTATTGATTGTGCTCAGTATTCATATTAACTGTGATATTCTTCACGCTAACTCGTGGTTCGAACTTTTCTATACCTTCTAGTATAGCTTCTCCTATCTCTTGCGCGATGAATTCATCTAGAGGTTCAAACAACCAACGCGTCAAACTCAATCCAAATGTAGGATCTAGTAACTTGTCACCAGGATTTGTAGTGAATATGTTACGAAGACTGTTCATGATTGCTCCTTCATCGATGGATGTTTTGAGATCAACTTGTGTTGACTTGCCGTATAGTGAGTCATTGTACGGTTGGTCACTCTCGACTAGATCGAGGTGCAGATCTCTAAATGTTGTCTTACGCTCTGTTTGAGTTGGTCGACTTGCTACTCTGTTTACTTTAATGGCCATACATAGATATTTATACTGAGGTTATTGGAGCCGCTAGGAAAATCGTTGGGGTAACATAAATAATTAATATGAAAAGCAAGTTTGATGTAATTTTTGAAAATAACTTCTCTAGATTTCAAGGTGGCGGATATCTCACAGGAGATATTATTAAGCTTAAGAAAGGATGGGAAAAGGATGATTGGTGCAAGGAGGCTCCTGCTCAGACGATAGACATGCTCAAGTCGTTTGACGAGCAAGATCTCATTTTACGTGTCAGTACAGTCAAAACAGTCAGACCGGCCGTCAACTCTAGTGTAGATGCTGCTGCTGGTGTGGATGGATTTTACATTGACGTGACACAAGAGACAGCTCCTGGTCGATACACTGGTGCGTTCATCACAGTACCTCATCAAATAATCGAACTTGACGGACCTAATGACAAGCTTCCGGAGATTCCAGACTCAATGAAGAGAGATGAGAAGATTTCAGTTAAACCTAAATCACTAGAGGAAGATCAAGCAGAGAATAACCCAAACGGTATTACATCTGATACAGAAAATGACCCAGGGATGACCAATCCATTAAAACAAACCGGAATGGATGACAAATTTAACAGGAGTTTACATGACAAAGATATCAAGCAACCTAAGGCGATTGCTGCAACATCATACACCGCTGGATATCTAGGATAAATTTTATTATGGCAATGAACATTAAAGGACAAGGGATCGTATCCAAGAAGGAGAGCCCAAAAGTAACAACTAAACCAACTCGCGCTAAAGATGAAGAAGGTAAATTTGTAGGAGATGACAAATCAACACCAGATATTAACGAAGCATGGGAAAGTGGATACGCTCCTAAGAAGAAGCGGAAGAAGTCTAAGTCTCCTAAATCTAAGTAAGAGCTAACAAGCAACTAAAGAAGTTGATCTCTGGATCGACTACGAATGTTGATCTGTACAGATGTTCAGCCACTACTATCAAGTGCTCTGATTTCTTTATATCAGGGGTGTTGGATTCATGTATACAGTTAAACAAGGCTCGTAACAACTCTACATAATCACCGTTGAACACATGTTCATTCTCTATCACCTTTTTACGGGCTTTGATTGCTAGTCCTTCCTTGGCGATCTTATATATGTTCTCTACGAACTTATCTTTAACCTTGACTAGATTGTCAAACTCGATTTTACCGTCAATGCAATTCTTCTGGATCTCGTTTATACATTTACGTAGATCAGGATAACATGTTTTAACAAATTCATCTAGACGATCGATATCACTTTCCGGTACCGAGATGTTCTCGAGTTTAAGTATCTGCTTGATTCTATCAGAGCATCCTGAGAGTGACGGTGTTAGATCGAATGACTGGCAACGGCTCTGTAGAGGTGGTATGATTCTGTGATTGTAATTAGCAGTTAGAATAAATCTAGTCAACCCAGCGTGGTCCTCCATTGTGTTACGTAAAGCTCGTTGAGCGTCTAAGCTCAAGCCATCAGTCTCATCTAATATAATACATTTGATTGTACCATCAAAGCTCTTTGTACGAGAGAAGTTAGTAACTTTAGTACGAATCATATCTATACCATTCTCATCACTAGCATTGATATACAAGTACTGGCATTCTAGCATTGAATTACATATAATCTTAGCTAAGCTTGTCTTGCCTATACCGGCTGATCCAGAGAATAGTAGATTGGGAATCTCTTGAGCTTTATTGAACTTTTCGAAACACTTACGGTTTGAATCACTCAACACCATAGACTCTAGATCACTAGGTCTGTATTTCTCAACCCATAGATTATCAAACATCTTTACCGGCTTCCTTCATTTTATGTATCATATAATCCTTATCTGATTGCTGTGTTGATTGAAGTATAGTATGACAATCGGTATATACCCAGAAAGGGTCACCTTTATCGAGTTTAGGATAAACGCTGTGATCACAATCAGGTAGAGCGTGGGATGATGTTGTGTCACTGCTGCCAAATCCTTTATCCCCCCGGGCAGTCTCTGTTATATCGTCAGTAAACTCAAAGATCGGCTGTAACAATGGATATACTACCAATTGCGCGATTTTGTCACCGGTTTTTACTCTATACTCTTTATCAGTACTGAAATTATACAACTTCACACCTAAGTCACCACGGTAGCCGTTATCAATAACACCTAGATGTGGCTGAATGTTATGCTTGAATCCTAAACCACTTCTAGGTTCGATTCTAAACCAATATCCGGGTGAAATATCAGCGACTGTCAAGCCAACTGGTACAACTTGACTACCCATTGGTGGAATAACCTTACTCTCTACTGATACCAAGTCAAATCCAGAGTCACCTGTACCTGGCTCTTTGTTATTAGCAGCGGGTAGTTTGGCATCCGGGTGCGTCTTTTTAATTTTGATAACCGGGTCATGTAATGGTCTTATTCTCATTGAGGTTATTGTTATCCGTTTAAAAGTGTGTCTCCGGGGCGAGTGATAGACGATCCTTCCACTGGCATTGAGTTGTTTGTCAACCATGTCAATAGTTCGTTTAACTTGTTCGCTGGAATCGCGAATGATCCATGCCCTTGTATGTTTACTGTTACCATATGTGTATTATACCGGCTAACACTGTATAAGTCAACTTTATTGTATAAATACCTATATGAGTGAGGAGAGCGATCGAGAAAACACGGTTAAAACACTAGTTGACCAGCTTCGTGAGGGGAACACGCTTGCGAAAAAGGTAGAAAAAAATGAATTTAACCTGGATCCTGTTGATCTGGAGCAGTTTATCCTGAATAATTCCGGAAGACTCATACAGGACAGTATGGATACAATAGACAACATAAAGCAATACATTATCAGTGCCCCGGAACCTGAGGATGTTCACTCGTTGGCTGAATTGTACAAGGCTAGCACTGGAGCTTTAGAGACTCTAAACAAAATATTCTTACAACAAAAGAAATCTGAGACTACTATCAAGGTCAAGACAATGGACATTGAATCTAAGACTCATTTAGCAGAACACAAGCAAGATAAATTGACATTCACACGAGAAGAGATATTTGAGCAGTTGCTCAACTCCGGGAAAGTTATAGAAGCCGAGATTTCAGAAGAAGACGTGTGATTATTCCTCGATCACACCAGGTACACCTAACACTTGAGCATTTGTGTATGTCTGTTGTAATCTTGTTGGTCTTCCAAACTTAGGTTCAATTATCTCTCCTTTGGTCGCGGAGTATTTCTTTATCTTGTTCTTGAGAAGATCAACAGCATGGGTGTATTCCTCTACTTTGAGTGATATTTGAGCTGGTTTGCCTTGAACCATTATGTTTTCACGGTTGCTTATCAACTCAAGTACCTTCCACAATCCTTTCAAGTGATCCTGTATTGCTTTGTGTACAGTCTCAATGAATATGATCATGCGAGTGTTGTGTGGGTAATCGCTAACGAAATCCTGACCATGGCTGGTCTTGTTATGATCGAGAGGTGTCATTATTGATGTGATTGTCTCGTCTCTTGATGGATCCTCGATCATCTGTTTTAAATTTTTACGATAAACTTTATTTGTCTCCTTTGATAGGTCATTTATCAGTTGTTTTGAATCTTCACTGGCGCAATACAGTGCGATACTCGAAGTAGTAGATGGTATCGAGTGATTTGGGATTGCTTCAACATTATCATCATATATAGGTAGTGTTGATGTGTCTTCATACATGCTTAGGTTTTTTAACTGACCAACACTCTCACTAAAATCAACGAAGTACTCATTATCATCACCTAATAATTCCAGAAGATCACGCTTTATTACTTCATGCGCAGTACGGAATTTCTCAATCCACCATGATATAAACCAAGCACTCATGTCTTTCATTCCAAACGCGGCTTCTAGCTCTATTTCAGTGTATTGATCTTCTAGCGGAGGTACGATGATCTCTTGTTTCTTGTCAGATACAGTATTCGTTACACTCCACTCAGCATTTGCATTTGAGTGTGTCTGATCAGGTGACAGTGGTTTCCACTCTTTATCATACCCTTTATTCACCACATCGACATTATTACCGGAAATAACAGGTTCACCATATATACCACCAGTTGATGTGCTCAAGTGTGAGTTGTCACCTAACTGATCTCGTATGTTCTTGTTTCTAATATCAGCGGGTGATGATTTGTCTTTGACTATACCATCGTTATTATCCTTTAACTTGATTGTACCGTCATTCAGTTTTTTAAAAAAGTCTATTTTACTTGTGATAGGGTCACTGTGACTGTCGGTATGCCAATACAAGCTATTCATTGCAGTTTCACTAGGGAAAGCTGTCAACAGACTTGTGTAATCGGATAAACGTTTTTGAAGGTCAGATGAACTAACTAAGTTTATATCTATAATGAATGGGTCTAGTGTTTGTATCGCCATATTATAGTGTGTTTGTGTTCTTCATGAACAGATCGTTAGTGTCGAAGTTTACGTCCTTGTAAAAGAAGGGCTTGACTCCCATTATGTTGTTTGTGTAAGCACCGGATGAATCGATCCGGTGGGTTACTCGAGTCACGAAGTATTGTCCTAATATCTTCATATCATATTCATTCTCTATATAATTATTGTCCCGGTCTAACGCTATCCACACACCGGCGCGCCGAGTAGTGTCTCCTCGTGCGTCAAATTGTATGGTATTGCCTAATAAAAACGCCGCTAACAATATCTTATTTCTCGATTCAGTATTCGATAAACCTGGGTCATTAGTCCATGAACTACTGACTCGGAAATTGAAGTTTTGAGAGCGTGAAGTATCAGATAACCAGCTAGTAAACCCGTGTCCTCCTACTCCTCCAAACGTATGATTGACATACAGGCGTTGGAATTGTTCTTGTAGTGTCTTTACATTACCGGCTGCTAGGTCAACATTAAATGTCTTTGTCTTTTCGGTGTACCTGTGTGTTATCACACTGTTTAGCATCTCCTGACAATCAACGCCATTCATCTCGGAGAATATATAATCATCAACAACTGATAGATCAGGATAGTGATAGTTTATCGCCACATCCTTCACATCTTTACCAAACGTTTTTCTTTCTGGTGGTATACCAGCTGGTGTTGCTTCAGACATGCTACTCAATAGAAAGAATTCAGACTGATATTCTCCTGGGCCGATCCCGCTCTTACTCCTAGCAAAGTACTCTGTTATAGGTAACAGTTCCCATCTTTCAGTGAATCGTTGTAATCGTAACAAGCATGGCTGATGTTCAAAGCTAGCATCACTGACGTGTCGGTCCAGTATATATTGCAGGTCATCAATTGCTTTGAAGTTACTAGGGCTTGTATAATGCAACTTAGGACCGCCGGCGTTCCAGTGATATGAGAACATATCCTTGGTGTCAGTCTTCATCAAAGAGCTTCTGAGGATATCTTGTACTATCTCACCAGTAGGTTTGCCTCTTTGATCATTATTCATTCTAGATACAGGATATTTCGGAATGCTATGCTCACCTGTGATTTGTAAGAATTTTGCAGTGCTGTAGTATAGATTTTTCTCTCGGAGCATCTGATACCGATAATCATGAAAGTATAACTTTTGCTTTTTGTACATTCTTCCTTTCTCTGATGTGATATCCTCACTCGCATATACTGAGAACAAAAACTTCATGGTGTGGATCATGCTGTTGAGAAACTCTGGCACACCCTCATTGATACTACCCTCATCCAGGTGAGGTTCGAATGTTAACAGCAGCAAATCTCTACAATCACCCCGGAAACGGTAAGGTGTGACAGGTATCCGAGTACCATCAGGAGCATCAGATAACAGAACCGATTCAGATCTCTCTATAATATCATCAGGATTTAAGAATGTCACACTTCCTTTATGAAACCAGTCAAGTATGTTATCCTCTATATACAGATCATCTATAGATCCTTTGCGAATCTTGATCGCTTGTCCATCTTGATTTAATAGATACAAGCTGAACTTGAACCTACGATCATCAAACTGCTCTATTTTGGCGTTATTATCATGATAATC